GTGCTCAGACTCAGTACAAACAAGAATACCTCGGTAACTTGTTCACTGCTGACACTCTGTACGGCGTTGCCGAACTGCGTGACTACGGCGCTGTGCCAATCATCGTGGACGCTTCGGCAGCCTAATGATTGAGGAGGGCCCTTCGGGGCTCTCTTTTATTTATCACTTACGTATAGTGAGTAATAAACAAAGGAGAATATATGGTACGCTTTCAAATGAAGACAAGTAATCGTCCTCAGACTATTGCAGTTGTTAAGAGCAAAGTGGATATTGATAGCTTTAGGTTAAATCCTGAATGGTATGAGCTGATTGAAGAGCAGGCTTCTGTTGAAGCTACTACCCGTAAACGTAAGGCAAAAGGAGCTAGTGATGGCGACAAAGAAGAAAACTAAAGAAGAGAAAGTTATGGGTGAGTTCAAAGAAGGAACTCTGCATAGTGGTAAAGGAGGCCCTGTGGTGACTGACCGTAAGCAAGCCATTGCTATCACTTTGTCTGAAGCGGGTAAGACTAAGCCTAAGAAGGCAAAGAAGAAGAAGTAACTATGACACGTCCTGTCTCGGTAGGTTTAAACCTCACAGCAGCTACCCCCACGACTGTATATACGGTTCCTCTTGGTTATTTTGCCAAGTGGGGACTGATGTATTTGTTTAACAATACAGGCTCTACTAAAACAATTTCTGTTTACTGGCGTGATTCTAGCACTTCTAGTGACATATATGTCATGGATAGCGGTGTGAGTTCTAAGACATACGTGAGGATGGACGGAGGGGCTTATGTAGTGATGGAAGAAGGAGATACAGTGGTTATGACAAGCGAAGCTGGAAGTTCTTTTAGCACTATCTGTACCTTTGAATTGTTTAAGAAAGAAGGAATTTAATGTCTATTTATCGAGGTGAAGGCGGTTCTTCCGATGCTCTAAATGATGCAACTATCACTTTAGACATTGCTACTGTAGAGCCTAAAGGTGTGGTATTTTTAAGTTCTGATGGAACAACTGCAAGCAGTTCTTCTGGGCTTACATATTTTAATAATAGATTAGGATTAGGGACTGCTTCTCCGGCTAGTCTTCTTCATCTGACTACGTCAAATCCTGAAATTAGGCTGGACGATGATGACTCTTTAGGTGTTATCCTGATGCGTCAGTCATCTCCTGCTTTTTTGCTTTCTATAGATCCCAACAACGTAGACACTAGCAGCAACTTTCAAATAGCAATTGACGGCACAGAAGTCGCACGATTGACTACTACAGGTTTAGGACTTAATACCAATGCTCCTACTGCTCGTTTGGACGTGAACGATAACACTATTCGGCTGCGTACATCACGTACTATCTCTACTTCTTCCTCTACAGGTAATGCCGGAGATATTGCATGGGATTCAAGTTATGTGTATGTTTGCGTTGCTACGAACACTTGGAAGCGTGCTTCTTTAACTACTTGGTAATTAAAAGGATACAATGTCTTTACCTACTTATTTAGATCTTGTTAATGATGTTCTTATCAGGCTCCGTGAGCCTACCGTGTCTACTGTCCAAGAAAACGTATTATCTAAACTTATCGGTAAGTTGGTAAATGATTCTAAGCGCCAAGTAGAAGATGCGTACAACTGGAATGCTTTAACAACGACAATCACTGCTGTTACTACAGCTTCTGTCTTTAGTTACAATTTGACAGGTTCTGGCTCCCGCTTTAAAGTTATTGATGCGTATAACTACAGTGCTCGTCATGCTTTAACGCCTGTACCTACTGCCAACGCTAATGCTGCTTTTCTGACGAGCGGAAGCACGTTGCAGCAAGGCTCTGTGTCTTACTATAACTTTAATGGCATTACTACGACAGGGGACACTAAAGTTGATGTGTATCCTGTCCCTGAAACAGCAGAAACATTGCTGTTCAATCTGTACGTGCCTCAAAATGCGCTAGCTAATGATGCTGATGCTTTAATGGTTTCTTCTGAGCCTGTAATCTTAGGTGCTTTTGCTCGTGCTTTAGTTGAGCGAGGTGAGGACGGTGGTCTTAACAGCTCCGAAGCTTATGGACTGTATAAGGCATCGTTAGCTGATGCTATCGCTATTGAATCCAGTCGATATTCTGAGGAAGAGACTTGGGAGGCCGTATGAGCCAGCAAATCCAAACATTTAGTATCACAGCTCCGGGCTTCATGGGACTGAACACTCAGGATTCGTCATTAGACTTGTCCTCTGGTTTTGCTCTGGTGGCTAATAACTGCATCATTGATCAGTATGGACGTATAGGTGCTCGCAAGGGATGGACTACTCAGCACTCCACATTAGCTGCTTTAGGCACTGCCGATGTAGAAGCTATTGGGCAGGTAGTGACAGACGCAGGCCTTGAGTTTGTAGTAGCTGCCGGTAACAATAAGTTATTCAAGCTTTCAGGAAGCACTCTGTCAGAGTTGACCTATGGAGGCGGCGGTATTACCCCTACGATCACAGACAGTAACTGGCAGATTGCAGTGCTCAATGAGTGCTTATATTTCTTCCAAGCGGGACATGATCCTCTTGTGTTTGATCCTAATGTAAGCACTACAACATATCGCCGAGTGTCAGAGAAGTCAGGATATGTAGGTACAGTTCCTAGTGGTAACATTGTGTTATCAGCCTACGGACGCTTATGGGTGGCAGATACAACCACAGAGAAAGCAGTTGTTTACTGGTCTGATATTCTTTCTGGACATAAATGGTCTAACGGCTCTACAGGCTCTATTGATGTATCTTCTGTCTGGCCTAATGGCGCAGATAACGTAACAGGGTTAGCTTCACATAACGGTTACTTGTTCATCTTTGGTAAGAACAATATCTTGGTGTACTCGGGTGCTCAGGATGTGCTCTCAGCAGGTGTGTTCAAGATCTCTGATGCCATCACAGGTATTGGTTGTATTGCTCGTGACTCTATCCAGAATACAGGCTCAGATATTATCTTCTTGTCAGACACAGGCGTTCGCAGTGTGCTGAGAACCATTCAAGAGAAGTCAGCTCCTTTCAGGGATCTGTCTAAGAACGTACGTAATGACCTGATGAGTGCTGTCGCTGGAGAAGTAGCTTCTACACTTAAGTCTGTCTATAGTCCTTTCGATTCCTTCTACTTACTTACACTACCGAGCCTTAAAGTAGTTTACTGCTTTGATCTGAAGCAAACTTTGCAGGACGGGTCTAGTCGAGTAACGATGTGGGATAGCATGGAGCCTAAAAGCTTTTGCTACACACGAGATAAGAGTATCCTAATTGGTAAAGCTGGCTATGTTGGTAAGTATAGCGGCTATCAGGATAATGGAACGAGCTACCGACTCCAGTATTTCACTAACCATACTGACTTAGGTGCTCCTTCAGTTACCTCTGTACTAAAGAAACTTTCCATTGTTGTTATTGGTGGTTCTAACCAATATGTATCAATGAAGTGGGGGTATGACTTTACAGGAAACTATGCTTCGCAGAATGCAAATATTCCTACTCAAGGGGTTGCATATTTTGGTGTAAACGAGTATAATACTAGTACGGCTATTTATTCAGCAGGTACATCTTTACAAACACTTGTAGCATACCCCACAGGGGCAGGTAAAGTTATTCAAACTGGCTATGAAGCGGACATTAGTGGTTCTGCTTTAAGTATTCAAAAGATTGAAATTCAGGCAAAGAACGGAAAGATTGTATAATGACTGATTACGTAAAATCAACTAACTTCACCAGTAAGGATTCTCTTGCTGTAGGGAATCCTTTAAAGATTGTTAAAGGTGCTGAATTTGATACCGAGTTTAATAACATTGCAACGGCGGTAGCTACCAAGGCTGATATTGTTAGTCCTACCTTTACAGGAACTCCGGCAGCTCCAACAGCAGCGGCGGGGACAAATACTACTCAATTAGCTACAACTGCCTTTGTAGCAGCAGCTTTACAGGTCTTATATCCTGTCGGTTCTATCTACACTAACGCAAGTGTGTCTACTAATCCAGCTACCTTGTTTGGTTTTGGTACTTGGGTAGCTTTTGGTACAGGCCGAGTTACTGTAGGCATCGACGCTAGTGATGCTTTATTTGATACCTTGGAAGAAACAGGGGGAAGTAAGGATGCTGTTGTTGTTAGCCACGCACATACAGCAAGCACAGGGGCAGCAGGAGCTCACAGCCACACTGTTCCAAGTTCAGGTGAATCGGGGAGCACAGGCTTAACTTATGTAGCTGGAGGTGCTTTTTTTGCGGGTAATACTTCAACTAGTGCAGTTGGTGATCACACGCACTCAGTAACTGTGGATGTGACAGGCGTGAGCGGAACTAATGCTAATTTACCTCCATACATCACAGTAGCGATGTGGAAGCGCACTGCTTAACTATGAAAACACCTGTAATAAACTCGACTGACTACATTGTCTATTTTGAATATAGTTTCAATATGACTTTTATTCATTGTGATTGTTATAGGTGGTCTAAATCGGTTAAGCAACAATTGAGAGCAGATTTTGATAAGCTAGTAGACATACATAGAAGCCCAATCTTTGCTATCCATGAACTTAATGACAACAAACACTTAAAGTTTATAGACATGATGGATTTTAAATACCACAGTGACTTCGTAGGCGCTGATGGACAAACAAGACAACTATTTGTGAGGATTAAATAATGGGTATCGAAGCTGCTCTCATTGGCGGAGGTTTAGGCCTCTTAGGTTCTTCTATGCAAGCAGATGCGGCTCAAGGTGCTGCACAGTCTAACGTAGAAGCTGCTCGACTTGCTGCTGAAGCTCAGAAGTTCCGTCCCGTAGGCGTAACCACTCGCTTCGGTACTTCTCAGTTTACCACAGACGCTAACGGTAACGTTATCGGTGCAGGCTACAACGTAGCTCCTGACATTGCAGCAATGCGTGATCGTCTGTTTTCTCAAGCAGGTGGTCAAGGCTTCCAGACTGCTGAACAAGCTCAGTTGGCTCAACAAGGCTTATTCAACCTAGGTAATCAGTATCTGGCTCAGTCTCCTGAAGCTGCTGCACAGCAGTGGATGCAATCTCAGCAGGCTTTGTTAGCTCCTAGTCGAGCACAGGCTCAAGCAGGTCTTACACAGAATCTATTCAATACTGGTCGTGGTGGTGTTGCTACTGCTCAAGGTACTGGCATGGGTGCTGCTAACCCCGAACAGCAAGCTCTTGCTAATGCTCAGGCATTGCAGGACTTGAATCTGGCTTCTCAAGCACAACAACAAGGGCGTGCTCAGACTCAGTTTGGTGCAGGTTTGTTCGGCACTGGTATTGATATTGCTACTGCTGGTTATAATCCTTTGAAGACTCAGTTTGGCTTAGGTCAGACAATGGAACAGACAGGTCAAGGTGCTCTGGACTTAGGCTTAAACATTGGTGGTCGTGCCACTCAAGGTGCTACTAACGCTGCTAATACTATCTACAATGCTCAGACTGCTGCTAACGCTGCTAATGCCTACAGTCCCTTCGGTGCTGCTTTGCAGGGTGCTGCTGGCAATCAACAACTGATGCGAGGTATCGGTAACTGGATGACAGGTACTCCTCAGATGACAGCAGCAAGCTCTACAGGTGGATGGGGCACAGGCGATTACTTCGGTAATCAAGATCTCGGTGCCTATCTTTAAGGAGTAATTATGGCTGAAGTTATGAATAGTTTATTCGGAGTTACTCCAGAGTCTTTGATGGCTCAACGCGAAGCTGCATTGGCTCCACAAGCTACTAACTTTGCACAGTTGAGTCCTATGCAGGCTGCTCAGGCAGGCTTCTACACAGCAGGTAATCGCTTGGCAGGTGTTGCTGGTGGTTTGCTTGGTGCTCAAGATCCTGAGATGGCTAAGGCTGCTGCTTTGCAGAGCATCATGCGGCAGGCTAATACAAATACCCCTGAAGGCTTGACTGCACTCGCACAGGCTCTTGGTCAACAAGGCTTCGGTGCTCAAGCCTTGCAAGTCATGGATAAAGCCCGTCAGGCGCAGTTGCAGACTGCTCAAATTGGTAAGGTTCAGGCAGAGGAGACTAAGTTAACTCAGGCTTCTCAGCGTGAGGAGCAATTACGTTCAGCACTGGCTGCTTTGCCTTCCGATGCAGCAGACAAAGATATTGAAGCTGTGGTGCGTCAATATGGTAATCCTGATCGTATCTTTTCAACTCTGGAGAAGCGTCAAACTTCTGAAGCTAACCGTATTGCTAAAGCTGAGTTAGAGCGAGAAAAAGCAGCAGATAAAGCTGCCATGCAGCAGCGAGATCAAGAGTTTCGGCAGCAGATGGCCGCACTCACGGCTGCTTCCCGTAACGCTACTACTGATTTGCAGCGTCAGATGACTCAGCTTAAAATTGATGAGTTAAAGTCAAAGCAAAGCGATAAAGCAGACGCTAAATTGATGAAAGAAGAAGGGGCTGTCTCCCACGCTAACAAAGTCATCACTGATGTTCTGGACGCAAAGAATCTGGTCACAGGAATGACTACAGGACTCGTTGGTAAAGGTCAATCGTTTATTCCCGGCACTGATGCATACACTTTGAAAGAACGTATCGCAACGATCAAAGCTAACCTTGGTTTTGACCGTCTGCAACAGATGCGTGATGCCAGTCCCACAGGAGGCGCGTTAGGTCAAGTTGCTGTACAGGAATTGCAAGCACTTCAATCTTCGGTGGCTTCTCTGGACGTAGGTTTACCCAAGAAAGAGTTAGATAAAAACTTAGGCAAGATTCAAACTCATTATGCTGCGTGGCTTAAGTCCTTGGGTCGAGAGGTGCCTACTGAGCTGACACAAACAGAACAGAAGGCTGCTCCGGGATCTTGGTCTATTAAGCCCAAACAACCATAAGGACATAATATGGCGACATTTGTTGTTACAGCCCCTGATGGGAAAGAGTACGAAATTAATGCCCCTGAAGGAGCAACTCAAGAACAAGTGCTATCTTACGCTCAGCAGAACTATAGCAAAGCACAACCACAACGCTCTAGGCTATCAGAAACAGGCCGTCAGGTAGGCTTAACCGCACGAGCAGGCATCACAGGAGCCACTGCGATCCCTGTGATGATGGCTGATCCTGTCGCTGCGGGGATTAACCAACTCGCTGGTCGTAAAGTAATGGAACTTCCTAGTCAGGGAATTCAGAATCTTATGACGGCTGTTGGTCTACCAGTGCCTGAAACAGGTCTTGAACGTGCAGTGCAAGCAGGCACTTCAGCAATGGCAGGCGTTCCTGCTCAAGCAGCCCTTTCAGGGACTTCTGCTGCCTTGGCTCCTCTACGTCAGAACTTGCCTCAACAATTGGTAGCGGCAGGCGCTGGAGGCACAGCAGCACAAAAGACTCAAGAAGTTGTTCAGGAAGCTACAGATAATCCTATCGCTTCTATCATTGCCGGGTTAGCCGCTGGTACTGTTGCTGGTTCGTTAGGCGCTAAAGGACTCGCATCAGCTTCGGCTAAGCGTGAGCCTCTGATGACACTAGATGAGATTAAACGCCGCGCTCAGCAGTCTTATTCTAAGATGGAAGAGCAAGGCATTTATATTAAGCCTAAGAGTGTGTTGGATAATTTCAATACAATTGAAGACAAGCTTATTGCTCAAAATTTCAATTCAAAATTAGATGATCATCGCCCCGTTGCTCAGGTGCTTGAGAAAGTACGTGAGATGACCGGAACTCAGCGTGTCCCTTTTACAAAGCTTGAGCAAATGCGCTCTGCTTTGAATGACTTAAAAGGCGCTAAGGAACCAGCTACTCGTAAGTATGCGGGACAAGCTGTTGCTGAATTGGACAGTTATATTGCTCAGTTAAAAGGTTCGGATATTATCGCTGGTAAAGGTAACGTGGGCAATGCTGTTAAAGCTGTCCAAGATGCTCGAAAGGACTGGAGAAATCTTTCCCGTGCTTCAGTGCTTGAGGATGCTTTGAATGTTGCTGAAGCTAAAGCTCTTGATCCTAAAGCTTCTGAAGGTGAATTGATTCGCCGACAGTTGATTAACTTAGTGGGCAATAAGGACAAAATGCGTTCCTTCTCAGAGCGTGAGCGTAACGCCATTAAGAGCGTAGCTAGTGGCCCTGCTGTTGATCCTTTACTGTCTTTATTGGCACGGTTTAACCCTGAGCGTAGCCAGTTAGTTACTGCCGGTACAGCGTTTACAGCAGGTACAAACCCTGCTTTGGCTGCTGCTGTTAGCGGTACAGGTTTTGCTGCGGATAAACTTCAAAGTGCTATGCGTCAACGCTCCCTAAACAAGTTAATCTCAGACGTATCTCAAGGCTCTGTTCCTACGATTCCTGAGAACATGGCATGGCGAGGAATGTTGTCCGGGATCGTTCCTTTACAGGAACAGCAATGACCTTCTCATTCGGAGCTAAAAGCTCTGAGAGACTTACTAAAGTATTTAGGTAACATATGCTAGAGACTATCACAAGTGGTCTACTCGGTAGTGTCTTCGGGGGTGTGTTTCGACTTGCCCCTGAAGTTCTTAAGTGGCTAGACCGTAAGAATGAACGAGACCATGAACTTAATATGTTCAGACTACAGACTGACTTAGAGAAGATGCGAGGTGAGTATCGTCTTGAGGAAAAGTATGTAGACCACTCTGTAGCTCAACTGGATGCTATTGCCGAAGCTTTTAAGCAACAAGGTGAGGCAGATGCTAAAGCTTGGAAGTGGGTAGCTAGTATGTCCGCTTTAGTCCGTCCCGGAATTACTTATATCTTATTCGGTATGTACTGTGCCTTTAAAGTAGCTGTTGTGTCTTATGCAGCAGCTCACAGTGCAGACTGGAAAGATTTATTTATGACCGTGTGGACTGCTGACGACTTTGCTTTGCTCAACATGATTATTACTTTCTGGTTTGTTGGTCGTGCAATCGAACGCCGTAACCCAAGCAATTAAGATAGCCAAGGATGCTCTGATCATTCCCTTTGAAGGCTATGCAATACGTCTTCCTAACGGAGGATGTAAGGCATATCCTGATCCCGGAACTGGCGGACATCCTTGGACTATTGGCTACGGCTCTACAGGCCCTACTATCGACAAGAATACTGTGTGGACACACGAACAAGCTCTAAATGCTTTTGATGAGCACGTTCGTTACTTCTGCAATGGTGTACTAATTCTATGTCCCAATTTAATTAAGTATCCTCGTAAGTTAGCAGCTATCATCTCCTTCGCCTATAATGTAGGCCTTGGAAACCTTAGAATATCAACCCTACGAAGGCGGATAATTGCTGAGGATTGGAAAGCAGCACAAGAAGAGATTGTTAAGTGGAACAAAGCTAATGGAAGAATTCTAAAAGGTTTAACAAAACGGCGAGAAGCTGAAGCTCTTTTCTTAAGGTAATAATAAGATGGCGAACGAAGAAGTATCACACAGAGAAATATATGAAAGGCTGTGTAAAGTAGAAGATAAAGTTGATAAAGTGGCTACGGACACAGAAGATATGGTATCTGCTTTCCATGCTGCTCAAGGAGCTTTCACAGTCCTTGATTGGATTGCTAAGGTAGCTAAACCTATCATCTTCATCGGTAGTATTATTGCTGGTATTGCTGCTCTGTGGCATAACCATAAGGCATAAACAAAGAAGGCCTCTAGAGCAAACACTCTAGAGGCCTTTTTCATTTACTCTACAGCAACTTCTTTCACCTTCTTAGGCTTAGGGGGTTTACTCAGGTCATTCAGGTATTTGTAACGCTTAATCATGCGCTTACCTGACTCTTCAGCATCAAACCAGAACTCCTTACCATTCTTCAGTTCATCCAGTTCCTTGTCTGTCAAGAACCCTTTGTAGGCTTGGTCAAGGAGTTTATTAATCTGCCTTGTAGCGAAGTCAGTCTGTCCTTTAACATTTGGAACAGTCCCAATAGAACCATAATGGGCAGTGTGCAACATAAATTCAGCAGAATCAGCGATGTAACACTCAGGAGCCATACAAGCCAGCATAGAGGCAGCACTATACGCAGCACCAATGACAGTAACAGAGACTTGACCACGACAACCTTTCATAGCTTCAATTACCTGCCAGATAGAGTCAGTACGTCCTCCTGAGCTATTGACAAGCATATTAACAGAATCATTCTCGCTACAGGTAGCAAGGCAGTGGATAACATCACGATAGGCGCTAGGGGCCACAATGTCATCGTCAATGAACACCAAGTGAGTGTGCATTTGCTGAGTGATAGTACGAATCAAGCCCTTCTGCTCAGGCAGCATCATCATAATCTCTTCTTCGTTATTAGCTTTCATTCACCATCCTCATATTTTACACGAGCAATAATATAGTTCTTAACAAGGGAGCTACGAACAATATCCTCGATGTGGAACTCGATACGGACAAACTCTTTCATCTTTGTAGCAATGTCAAAGAACTTCAGCAGTCCGCTCTTATCATCTTTCTTCTTCAAGTCAGTCTGTCGGTAATCGCCACAGAAGATGATCTTGGACTTGTCACCAACACGAGTAATGATGGTATCAAGCTCCTCGAAGGTCATGTTCTGGACTTCATCCACGACAATGATGCTGTTACTGAAGGTAGTACCTCGAATGAACGAGGTAGACACAAACTCAATATGTCCTTGCTCTACCAGTCGATCCCAAGCATCCTTACGCTTGAACAGGTCACTACAGATCTGTCGATAAGGCTGAATGTAGACCTCCATCTTCTCATCTGCATCGCCGGGCAAGAATCCCATGTCACGGCCTTGTACGCTACTACGGATCACAGTCACCTTGTTAAAGGGATTGTTACGATCCAGAGCCTCTTCCAAGGCCTTATACAAGGCAATGTATGTCTTACCTGTACCTGCTACACCGTGTAATGCCATGAAGTAGTTAGAGGCTTGATAGGCTTCAAAGAAGTCCATCTGCTTCTCTGTCTTAGGCTTGATAACTGTCATATCGTCTAGCTTCAGACGCAAGCTGTTACTTGCCTTCTCACGAGGAGTCAGTTCTTTAGCTGGAATAGCTCGGTTCATTGGTTTACTTGCCATGTACTTCCTTAATAAATTTCTGAGTTGTGGTTAGAATATCTTCATATGTGACTTCTACAAAAAAGTTTTCAAGTCCTTCTTCGCTCTCCCCGTACTCAGCTCGTATGGGGTTGTGACTTGTTAGTATCTCCTCAGTGTTTACAGGAAAAGGCAGAGACGGGAGCAATTTAGTTTTCACTAAATCTATGAGGGTTGCATGAGCTAAACCAAAATCAGCATACTTTCCAACTGCTGCTTTTTGACCTAGCCCATTATCCCAGAGGATACCATCAATAATGTCCCCGTCTCCAAACCCGTACTTTGAAAATAAACCACTGGCGTACAGGCGTATAGTCATGCTTTCTGTGTTATTCGTCATTTGTGAATACCAAATGAGGCATTTGACGTACCTGCGGGAACTCCTTAAGGAACTCATCACGAGTCATATCTTTACCTACATTAATCTCTGTAAAGGACTCGCCATCCTTAGTCAGGCGAGCCTTCAGAGCCGTACAAGCAGGGCAGTTATCCTTGCTGTAGACTACAATCTTCATTCAATCTCCTTAGTTAAGCGTGACAAGCAACACATTCACCTGAGCTAGCACTAACGCCTGCTTTGGTACGAATATAATAAAGACTCAAGATATTCTTATCCTTAAACGCTGCCTTGTGAACAGCACTGATATGTTCCTCAGGATCGTCAGCACCAAAGAACAGGTTAATTGATTGACCTTGACAGATATACCGCTGACGGGCAGAAGCCTGCTCAAGGATAACATAGGGATCAATCTCAAACGCTGTCTTGAATACTTCCTTTTCCTCCTCCGTCATCCACGGAACGTGTTGGACAGAACCGTCATGACTTGCAATCTCAAGCAATGTCTCACGGCTGTAAACACCTTCACGCTTCATGATCTCCAGCAGTTCGGGAACTACTCGAATAGTTTCTCCTCCGGCTCCTTGTTGGACAAACACATTTCCAATAAAAGGCTCAATGCCTTGTGATACCCCTCCCATGAGCTGGCTTGTTGACATGGTGGGAGCGACAGCAAGACGGTGTGTATTTCGGACTCCATATCCTTTGCAATACTCAGGTTCTCCGAGTTTGTCTGCGAGGTAACGACTTGCACTTCCTGATTGTCGATTGAGTTCATTAAAGATCTCCACATTAAGTTTCTGAGCTTGGAAGCTCTCAAAAGGAATCATCTTCTTATGCAGAAGTGAATGCCAACCGAGTACACCAAGACCTAGCGCACGACTCTTTTCAGTTGACGCCACCGCCTTTTCAAAGCCTCTTTTGCCAGCAGCCATCGACAAGAACTCACTAGTAACACAATCAAGAAATACTGTCGCAGTAAATACTGCATCCGTGTCTTTCCACTCATCATACTTCTCCAAGTTCATGCTAGCCAAGATACAAGTGAATGTCTCTTCCTCACCACTGTGCAACATGATCTCTGTACACAGATTAGAAGCCTTAACATCCAAGCCATGAGCTTTGTACATTTCAGGACGGGCTTCAGCAACCTTATCGGTAAACAAGAAGTAACCTTTACCTGTCAACATCTTCAGCTTCAAAGCCTTCTGATAACGCTCAATAGCCTCCGGGTGCCCACTATCCAAGGACTCCATAAACTCAGCACTAACAGTCCAGCCAACGTTAGCATCATCAGGGTTATTCTTCACCCAATCAGCTAACTCGTGAAAGTCAGGATGATCAATAGGAAGATAACCTGCCCAAGCGCCTCTACGAGCAACGCCTTGGGTAACACGCTTCATCGCATCCACGTAGGTTTGAAAGACTGGTAACACTCCTGAAGCTGTTCCACCAGTCCCGATTTGAGAGCCTCGTGGTCGAATGTCCCCCAGATAACCGCTAGTGCCAAAGCCATTCTTAGTGAGCACAGCAGTGTCAAGAAGCTCACCATAGAAGTCAGCAACAGAATCACCAATGTACTGACCACTACAAGCCACAGGCATACCTTTATTGGTGCCCAGATTAGCCAGCGTAGGCGTTGAAGGACTGAGCCAGCCTTTCCAGATAACTTCAAAGAACTTTTCATTCCAATCAACTCCATCCTTAGGTGCGTGTTTAGCTGCCGTGGCCGCAATCTGAGCTACTCGATGATTAAAGCTCGTAGAGCCTTCCATGTACTTACTCTTGAACAAGCCCCATCCTCCGGTTTGATACCAGTTAGGTAGAAGCCCTTGTTGTTGCAGACGCTTACGCTCTGCGCTCAAGAACTCATACTTATTGTCCAACACTGGTGTGCTTACCATACAAAGCCTTTCTCATTCCACTTACGGTTATACTGATTGCCTACCTTGGCAAAGAAGTCATGGATGGTACTGGAGCTGATACCCAAGTAGAACCATTCAGAGATTGTATCACCAGTTTCCTCAAAGATACTGTCAAAGCCCAAATTGTTCAAACATACGTTAGCTCGTGCGTTCACAAAAGCCTTCATAGCTGTAGCGTTGATACCTTCAATGTCTCCGTGAGAGAACAACAGGTCAACGATACGATGCTCATGTTCAACCAAGGCCTTAGCAGCTTGCTCCACTCGTGCTTTCATCCAAGCCTTATCCAGTTTGTTCTCATCCATGTAAGTACGGAACAACCATGCACCTGCTTCGTGGTGGATATTCTCATCTCGTACAGAGAAGTTGATACCTGCCACAAGGTTACTCAGTTTGTTCTTACCGTTACTCTGGAAGTGCTTCAGGAAAGCAAAGCTAGAGTAAAGGATACAGCCTTCCATCATTGAGAAGACAGCCAAGGAAAGGGGAATATCACGACTACCAGCAATAGCATCCAAGTACCCGACACGGCTAGCCAATACAGGATCATACTGCCAAGATTGATGGAACTCTTCAGTAGCCAATCCCAGAAGTTCGTTAATCCGGTTATAAAAGCGAGCATGAACATTACTTTCAAAGTAGCAGAAGGCATCTGCCATCAGGCCAATATCAGGATGCTGAAAGTTAGGTTTAACAGTACCAGACCAATACTCATCACCAACAATACGTTCGTACTTGGTAAAGAGCTTGAGTGAAGTAGTAACACCATGACGTTCAGCAGGAGTAAAGTCGGTAAGAATGCTGTGTACATCTTTTTCCAAATCAATCTCATCAAAAGTCCAGAATACACCATTCTGCTTATCCGCAAAGGCCAAAGCCTCTGGATAGTCAAAGGTGTACGTAGTCTTCTTTGTTAGAAGGTTTCTCATTCAATCTCCCGCATAAGTTTATCCTGTTGTTCTTCAATATAGTCTTCAAAGCGATCTACGATGTCATCACTGCGGATCTCTAACAGTTCCAGCAGTGTGACTTCGTCAACACGTTGAAGCTTCTCTTTAAGTTCCTCAAACGTCAGATTCATAAGCATCAATCAACTTATCCAAATACCATCGAGCTTTTCCCAAGTCTTCAACACCATTCTTGTCCATGAAGCGCATCAAGTATTGCATCATCTGAACATAGTCAGATACAAACAAAGGAACAGGAAGTAATGGTGTATGAGGCGCAAAAGAATTATGAATTTTATCCACTAAGCGCTCAATAACATCCCGAACTTCAATTCCTTCTTTTTCAAATAGCATATAGTGCTTAGGATTGTCTACTGAGTCATATTCAAACTTATCAGGATCATTGATGTCCACCCAGAAGTCCTCAGAAGTCACTCCGTTAGTTCCGTTCTTAAACCAATCATCAATAGCTTCTTTAAGAGGCTTAGAAGAATGTTCTGTTGCATACAGTGTACCCTTAACAAAGTTAGAGTATCCTCGGCAGGTAACACAAGGAGCTTCTGACTCTTTGTCCATTAGCGCATAGAAGCACTGATCACATTTGTTTGCCACTGTATTTCCTTTCAAGATACTCGATAGACAGCAGCATTTCATCAAAGCCACCATCTTTCACATCATTCAAGACAACCAAGCCACGCCAGTGACGGTTAGATAACTTGTCCATGTACGATTCATCGTGTAGATAATAACTACCAGCGAGGATACCGCAAATAGGTTTCCCATCAGCACGTTTACCATAGGCAATCTGTTTTCCTTGCTGATGGCCAGCCACGCAAGACATATGAAGCTTATTGACAAGAGCACTAGCAGTCCCTGCTGGACGCCCCATAGCACCGACAGGCCAATAGTGATTAAAGCCAACACCATTGATAAAGACAGGGTGTAAGAAGCCGTGGACTTCCCAATCTTTGTCATAACAGAGGTCATTAACACTGATCAATCCTTCAAGTGTAGGGTTGTTATTTACAGCTCGGTCGATACGGTTCTCATGATTACCAAGAGTCAGTACCATACGGGGCTTATAAACCTTCTCCTTGTTCTTCTTCTGCTTACTCTGGAGGTCACGCAAAGGCTTCAGAAGCTTCTTCATAGCCTCCTTAGTCACTTCAATATCCTTCTTGTAGCGAAGACCTTCAAAGTACTTAGAACCCTTCACATCATGAGTGGACAGTGAAGGCATATCTGCAAAATCACCAATGTTTACTACAACATCTGGTCGATACTCACAGATAGCCTTCCCTGCCCATTCAAGATGCTCTAGTGGTACTCCTTCTTTGACTTGACAGTCAGGGATTACCAAAATCCTCATCAGTCTTCATCCTTAGCGAAATATTCACCACTCCAAGGATCAATGTAAGACCAAGGAGCATTCTTCAGTTCTTGATCCTCACTCAGCCGAACCTTAGAGCGAATATCATACTTATACACTGACTCAAGGAAACCTACAAAGTCATCCAAGGCTTCCATCCACGTAGGGCCGGGATTCTCAAACTGAGATGTGTATGTCTTACCATCACAGTCAATATAACGGAATGTGTATTCTGTTTTGTCTTCAATATCAATCATCGTTCATCTCCTGAACCCATAAGGGTATTGTTAATCTTACGTTGTGCCAGTTTCTGCAAGTTCTTACTTGCAATGTCAGCCAAACTCCAACCCATCACTGTAGACAAGCCCGCGATCTGCCAGAACACATCACCAACTTCCTTCTGCATACCTTCTTCATCCAAGATACCATCTCGAATCCACTTGGCATACTTACCTGCAACTTCACCAGCTTCAGAGGTAAGGTTAGATACCATATAAGCAGGGTTCTTAGCAGTCTCTAGCGCTGTCTTAAACGCTAGTTCTTGGTACTCTTCAATCAACATACAGGGTTACTCCAGTTAGCGACAACAAAAGATAAAGTAAGATACTTTGTAGTATCCCCGGGGTACATATATCGAGTCACTTCAAAGCCGCCAGAGCCTGTCGTGTATTCAGGACTAGGATTAGCGTTGTAGGCAACCTCTAGTAAGCGCCGAGCTATACGTCGAAGTTCACCGATACTCACCTCGTTGTCTGGGCTATCAAAGTACACCCACTTAAGACAGTCCATAACTTTCTTGACCTTATCAAAGTCAAACTCATCCAGCAAATCTTCAACTTGTTCAATACGCATTATTCAATTCCTTTGCATAAAACAATTCTTTAACAGCAGGGAACTGTTCACAAACGATCAGCTTAACCTGCTCCGCTACTTCTCGGTGTTCCTTCTGCGTAGCCTTGTCACAGCGAATATCCACATAGTGAAGCCAACTACGCAGGTTACCTGCCATGTACATACGACTCATAGTCAACCCTTCAGGCAGTAGCTTACGAGCTTGCTCCTTAGCAATACCCTTAGCCAATGACATATTGTACATCAACTCAGCATCATCACGTACACGCTTTTGAGCTTGGAACCACCAGTGATGTAGATCAGAGTCTCCCACTTCAATGCTGTTCTGTCGATTACGTACATCCTGCAAGCGTACTTCAGACATCTCAAAGCCTTGTACAGCAGCATATCGCTGAGAGAACTCTTGGAAGCTGAAGCTACGGTGACGCAAGATCTGACGAGCAATGTCACGAGTAGTTTCAATCTCCAAAGACAAGTGAACCATTTCCAAAGGCGACCAGTGCTTGTTGTTGATCAAATACTTCAGTAACTTCGGGCCGGACTCAGTGGCATACTGGTTGTCTGGATTAGAGACACGAGCCATGTACGCAAGAAGATCTTGAGCATCTTTGATACCTTTCTCAACAAGTCCCGGTGCAGGGACAGAATAACAAACCAATGATACTTTAGACATCTTTACCTTCAACTTTCAATTTCTCTCCTTCACGAAGACCTGCCTTTAACGCTTCCAAGATACCGAAGCACAGAAGTGATTCTGCTTCTTCCGAAGTCAAGTCAAACGTAAAGTTAGCAGAGCCCTCGTCATTATCCTTAATAAACTCAACTCTCATTGATCCACTCCTCAGGGATAGTTTTATCAGCAAACTTATAGCCATTCTTTCTGCACCACATAGCATACGTAGTCTTAGACGCTTTGCTTATACGTGCATTAGAATTGCTAAAGACAAATCTAATATCGAGTTCAGGATTATGTTTCTTAACCAACAAATGCTTCTGACGGTCAGGTGCTAAGAAGCGTCCTTTAGTCTCCACAATGATCCCGTTTGGAAGCTGGAAGTCAGGCGTGTACACATGAGAGGAAGCTGGTTTAATGTATTTCAGCTTAACCTTCTCGTATGTGTACTCAATCCCTAGCTTGTCCAACTGTTCCGCTACTCGCTCTTCAAGGCCTGATCTGAATCCGTACTTAATTGCAACTTGTTTGGCGGTTGCCATATTTGTCCTTCATAACGTCTCAGCCACAAGAGCTGCCCTTGTTCGATAAAATACTCCATCGTATGTCCAAGTTCTTCATACTTGGCCCACGCTGCTTCCAATAACTCTTCTTTAGTCTTCGCGTCTTGGAGAGCTTTAGCTGCCTTTTTAGGGCCAATTCCCGCCAAGCATGGGATATTGTCAATCCTATCTCCAGTGAGAAGTTGCGTTGCAAACGACTTATACGCTGTGAACTCATCGACATAGTATCTCTCATCTCGAACAGGGTTGTAGTGCCATCCCTGAAGCTGATCAAGATCCTTATCCACATGAACAATCCAGCACTTATCCAAGAGCTTAGTGGAGTCAATGGCTACGGTATCATCAGCTTCTTCACCAACTGTAACGATAGCATCATGACGCTTGACTAGATGCTCCCGCAGGGCTTCATAGTGCTTAGGTCTCAATACATCCTTACGATTGCCTTTGTAGGGGACTGTCTTGGCAATGTCATAACGGTAGTTAGATTTACCTGTGATCCAAGCTAGATAATGATCAGCCTTGAGATTCACATAGATAAAGTCTTCTAACCATTCCGTTAATCGTGCCTTAGCAATGCCAACTGGTTCATCTTCCGTACTAAATCCGATACGGTACACGAGAAAGTCGGCATCCACGAGGGCAATCTTAGGTTCCTGATTACAGGATGTCGTCATCGTCACCTTCAGCGTCAGCGCCGTAGACAACCAATTCAGTAACGATGATCTTGCCGATAGAAGGTGCAGCGCCATGCATCGCTGACATCTTGTGTCGATAAGAACCAACCAAGGCAGTAATTTTAGTGCCGTTACCGATCTGGCTAATATCTACTGGATTACCTTCAGTGTCCACAGGCTCAAACAAGAACTTAGACTTGCCAACAATGAAGTTACCCATTGTATCTTTGTTCTTAATCTTAATGCCGAGGCCTTTAAGAGCTTCACAAGCCTTGTCAGAGAGCATACCGATAGTGCACTCATACTTGGTGTTATCTTCGTTGAACTTGGTGTTGAATTCCTTCATCCAGTTAGCCCAGAAGAGTTGACCTGCGATTTTGACTGGTTTGTTGTCCATTTTAATTTCCTATTTAAGTTCCATGAAAGTGCTTGTCTCTCCAAGCTGTCACTGATTGTCTAACTCAGAAGAACCCCATAGCAGTTAAGGCCGTTTTAAATTCCTGCTTACTATACTACAGGGACACTGCCCTCCGGTACTACCAGAGCTTACCTTCCGCTACGCAGTTGGTGTGTCAGATCAAGCTGAAGGGTGAGGGTTGCAGATTCATCCACATAAATTTAATTACTAGGAATCATCCAGTTCTTGGCCCTCATAACTTGGTGCGAGTAGAGGGTCACGATCCCTCAATCCTTTCGGCGGCAGATTTTAAGTCTGCTGTGTATACCAATTCCACCATACTCGCTTCTTGCATATATTATAGCAGCATTTAACACAAAGTCAAGCACTGTTACAATTATTTTATCAGATCAGTGAGTCTGTCTCCAGTTAGCACCGATCTTGTATTCACCATCCAAAGGACAGCGTAGTTTGTAGTGTTCTCCTGCCTCAATGATGGACATTCTAGCAGCAGATCCAACTATATCAGCAATCTCTTTAGGGCATTCCATCTGAAATTCATCGTGAACATTAGCGACATACTTCACAGGCCACTTATTAGCCTTGACCTTATTGTCAAATATCACGAGAGCCTTCTTCATCACGATTGCTCCAGCACCTTGGAGGAGCGAATTGAGAGCTGCGTGCTCGGATCGAACCCAAATACGCCTCCCATCAAGTCCGGGAACCCACCCTTTTGAGGCTTGCTTTGCGACTCTTTCGATGAGCTTTGCAAGGGCTGGTGTTTGCTGGAGGAACTTTTGTTTGAGCTTTGAACCATCTCTAGAAGTTCCTCCAACGATACTTCCAATCTTTGCATCACCAGCTCCGTAGAGAAAGGCATAGATGAATGTCTTTGCATTGTCTCGTGTAGCAAGTCCCGCAGCTCGTTGGTTAACAGTATGCACGTCTGTGCCGTCTTTGCTGTTTCCCTCAGTAACTGTTCTGACATAATCATTATCCTTCATATAGTGAGCCAACATACGAAGCTCCAGACCTGAAGCGTCGCAACCTACCAATACATTACCTTCTTCAACAGTCCAGCATTCCCGGCACTCAGGGCCATAGATGGAACCTGCATTGGGGATCTGAGCCATATTAGGGCTGCTATGGGTCATACGACCTGTCACAGCACCGTTGGTAATAACCTTACCATGTACCCGTCCATCCTTGCCTACAGCTTCCATCCAAGATTCGATCTGACTGATACGTTTATTCAGCATCAGATACTCAGCAATGACCTGAGCCTCCGGTATCTTGATGCCTGCTAACACAGTCTCGTCAATCTTAGGAATACCTGTCTCGGTAAACTCCTTAGGTTTCCACCCAAGTTCCTTCAATCGTTCTCCGATCTGTTGTCTTGATCCGGGGTTGAAAGTAACCACGCTGTCCTTGAGTCGCTTTCCTGTCTTTTCTGAGAATCGTTCAACAGTGACAGGAGGCCATCTCTGTTGCATTCGCTCATATATTCCTGCCACTTTTGACTTGATGTCAGTAAGTAAGCAGGTTGCGTAGATTTGGTCAAGTTTAAACCCATTCCTTTCCTGTTGAGCAATGATAGCTGCAACACTCTGTTCAAGTTCCAAAGACTCCAGACTAAACTGTTTCTCATTAAAGTCATTGGCTAGTTTGAGATACAGTTTAGCAGTTACTTCGACATCACGTACGCAATAGTCATCAAGAAGCCCATGATGAGGAAGATCGAAACATTCACCAGCATACGCTTGAGGACGATCCATAAGCCATGTCCATACTTTCGCATAGTCAATCTTGTGAAAGCCAAGTGTCTGTCCCCACGCTTCGAGGCTGTGTCCGTTCTCTCGGCTTGGATCTAGTAGACGACTTACTATGAGTGTGTCGTATACGTTCTTCAGCTTTATCTTCATATTCCACAAGCTGTTCAACAGTCTGAAATCGAATCCGATTCCATTCTGAGCAATCAAGAGAGTAGCCTTGCTTAGATAGTCGGCTAGGCCATTTGGATGTTTCCATTTTCGTACTTCTCCTGTTTCAATATCTTTTGTAACACATAGCCAGATTTGATCATGCGCTAAGTTGGTTTCTATGTCTAAGACTAGTTTCATTTAGATACTCGATTGCTTTTTGCATAACCTCAACATTGTCTTTAAAAGATCCAAGACCTGTATTGCAAAGAGTGCAAAGAAGTCCTCGATACTTCCCAGTAACATGACAGTGATCCACGTATAGCCTTCCATAATGCTGGTCTTTTTCATCTGCACCACATAAAAGGCATTTATAATTTTGCTTAATGCGTTCTTGTTCATATATTTCTTCTGAAATACCATAAGAATTCATCAAAGCACGAAATGATCTTTTCTTTTGTTCTTCTTTACCTCCGCCTTCGTGATATTTTGTAAGTTTTTTCTTTATTTCGCATTGTTTACAAGAGGGACGTAATCCTTTTGTTCCGTCTTTTCTAACATTGGATTTTTGCCAGAATTCTGAAAGATCTTTTCCTTCTCTGCACGTTGTGCATACTTTTACTTGTTGGTTCATAGTTTCTCCTAAAGCTATATTATACCACAATCGTGCAGAAAAGTCAAGAGATTTCTGAACTTATTTAAGGTTAAGCCAAAGGCCAATCTGAGCTATGGCGTATCCAGTCCACAATAGTCCGTTAGAGACCTCTCCCTTGCTCCATTGTAGCACACCTACAATCAGGTAGCCAACGCCTGTAGCTCCCACGATCAACTGCTCTGCATTAATCATTCTCATCTTCCTTCAAAGGTTCCTCTTCCAAGGCCTTACCAATAGGTTCTTTCTTGTCTTTAGCCTTATCCCGTCCGAAGATAGCATCCCATCGGTTTGCATAGTCCTCGTTGCTCACTTGTTTAGGGCGGCTAGATGAGCCTTTACCGCCATGCCATGCTGTCATAACACTTCCTCCTCAACTTCAACCATACGTCCTGTATAGCCATTGTATTGTAACTTACAAGCAGGGCCAGTTTCCCCGTTGTACCGATTCTTTGCCACTGCAATCTTGGTCAAGTGACGTTCACTCTCGTTCTCAGCCATGCTGTTACGCTCCAACGTGATCACTGCATCACTCAACTGTGCAATAGCTCCAGAGCCTCGCAACTGAGACAGAGACACACTACCACCATCCTCGTGACCTTGGTTGCCCTGAGGCCTACGAAGGTGGCTCACACAGATCAGGGTGATGTTCAACTCCTGTACAAGTGTGCGTAGCTTTGTCATCATGTTGTCAATAGCCTTACGTTCATCGCCCAGATCCATACCAGAAACAACAATAGAAATGTGATCAAGAAAGACAACCTTGCAATCACACGCCTTAGCCATGTATCGTATGCGGTTAGATACGTTGTCCACGTCAGTACTGCCAAAGTGGTCAAAAAGGTAAACACGATTAGTACCAAGAGTGTTATCAAAGGCATCTTTAAGTTCCTGTTCAGTTGTAGGTGTATCGGGCAAATGCAACAGCTTGTTAGCGTGCAATGACATGATACTCCGTGCTGTCTTACGGGTAGATTCCTCAAGGAACAATCCACCAATGTTCCAGATTGTTGTCTTCAGCAGATTGTACAGTATCTCACGCAAGAATTGACTCTTACCCAAGCCACTGCCTGCGGTAACTGTAATCAACTCAGCAGGTCTGATCCCGTACAACAGCTTATTAAGGCCTTGCCAAGGATACTGAGCCTCTGCAATCGGCTCCGGCTTAGAGATTTCCTCCCAGAGATCAGCAGCATTCACAATACCATCAGGCACATAAGGACTAGCTCTCCACCATTCGTTAACAAAGTCCTTAGTCGCTCCTGCAATCAGGTAGTCACAAGCATCCTTGAACCCTGACTTATGCTGAACAATCTTGGCCTTGTTACCGAACAACTCAGCAACTTCCTTAGCAGCTTTCTTACCCGGCTCATCGGCATCAAAGCAGATAACCACTGACTCAAAACTGTTCAACCACTCATACTGGGCTTTGCAGTCCTTCAAAGCAGCTTGAGCACCGGTACGAATGCTCACTGTAGGGTAGAGAGACCCTTGCATTTGGAAAGCTGCGAGAGCGTCAAGCTCTCCTTCTGTGACGGTGACAGCTTTTCCTCCAGAGTGAAAGAGAGACTGACCGAATAGTGTTGCTCCCTCGAAGTCTCCGGTGATGGAGAATGCCTTTGTAGGAACATTGCGTTGTTTAACAGCCGTTCTAACTCCGTCTCCGTCAGTGTAAGGATAATACTGGTTGTCTCCATCGGTTGTTACTCCGTATTTTTCACAGGTTGCCTGACTGATTCCTCGATCAGGGATTGATTTAAATGTACCTTTGATGTCCATCTTTGTCACGCTCTTGCGTGCTGTATTGTTTCTGATAACGGATAACTCCGTAGACTCATCGTCTGACGGCTTAAAAGCCTGACAGACATAGCAGTACTCATGGCCGTCATCATAGAGACTATTGCCGTCAGAACTACCACAGTGTTCACAAGCTATATGCCTCAAGAACTTGCTAGTCACTGTTCTTCTCCTTGATTGCGGCCTCAACAGCCTCACGCATTGCCACACACGCAGCCTTTGTGCAGGTCGGGCCACATGAGTGAACGTCCCATGTGTATTTCGCGGCTTCATCAGCACGAACAAGGGCAACAAGCCGTTCAATTTTTTCGAGTCGCTGACTGCCCATTGTGCTGATGGTTTCTTTACCAAGCAGCCCCATGTTGCGCTGAAACTCAATGCCTGCCTCACGGGCCATGTCTATGGTGTCTCTCATGCTTGCCTCGCTTTCAGCATTTCATCCGAAACTTGATAGGCAATCCATGCAGTGTTGTGCCATTGGCGTGAGTCGTGGACATCCTTCTCTTGAAGGATTGCCTGCATCGCCTTGGCCGCAAAGTAGTCGCGCAGGGTCATGCCTTCTTGCGGTGATCCCCACCCTTCCCATCTTGGGCTTGGGTATGCTGGGCCACCTGTGTTTGTGTTGCTCATATGTTTACCTCAATAGTCATCATGATAAACCTGATCCTCAATCAAGTCCCAAGACTCCATGATCTGAGTGTCTAAGTAGGCTAGATCGTTCTGATCAAGAGTGTCGATGATGTCAACACCTTTGTACCACACTTCAAGGCCTTCAAAGTCCACATAAGGATCACCATCGTCACTCAGTAGGTCAAAACCTACAGTGACTTTAGCGTTCTCACCTAAGTTCAAGACAAGACTGAATCTAGTCATTTCTTGTGCTCCTTAGATGCTGCAAGGCATTTGTCAATAGCTGGAAGGTTATCGTATTCATTAGGACTGTAATAACCACTTCGTGCGCTTTGTGCTCCCCATGCTCTAGCTAATTTAACTCCTACCTGTGCCCATTCGTTAGTGGATAAGATAGCTCGTGTAATGACCCATACAAGCCATCCAAAGCCAGCCATTCCAACAAGAGTGAGCACAAAACTAGCGCCATAGTTAAAGACAAGATACCAGATAGCAACGCTCTTTGCATCATCCGTGACAGTTGCCACAGTTTCTAATACAAGTTTAAGTTCTTCAATGTTCATTTCAATACAACCTTTAACAGTGTTAAGACACCCACAAATAGAGAGACAATCATTGTTCATCCTCAGACATTCGCTTCACAGCGCACATTACATCAAACATGACCTTATCATAGCCATTGGCACGAATAAGACCAGCCATGTCGTCAATCACAGAGTGATACCAGCACTCAAAGCGCATAAGTTCCTGCTCTTGTGAATCAAATTCTTCGTACATCTCAATAGACAAATCACTCATGTTATCACCTTTTAATGATAGTTTATAACATTTAGACGCACATATAACATTGTCTATGTTACATAGAGTCTTTAATGTTACTTTAAAGTCACTAAGACGTTACATCAATGCTTATACGTTAATGTATAAATACTTATAGTAAGTACTTATAGTATTTAACTTCTAAGCATCTATAAAATGTCATAGTGTCTCTAATGTATTATTATACGCACATTTCAATCCTTGTCAAGGTCTAAATTGTAACAATGTGTAACATCGTCGATGTCTACATCGTTGGTTTCACTGTCTTCGAACGGATCAGCTTCAACGATGACTCCGGTAGGCAACTTTGTCGGCAATCCCGGAATCTCCTTCAAACATCCGTCACAGATGTCAAGGAATTCGTTAGTAATGGCATGACGGCGCACTGCCTCATGATCTTTCAGTTTCTTGTCACAACATACACAGCGTGTCATTATAGCTCCTTTCAGTGTCTAGGTAGGCAATGCCCTTAGACGGTTAATTTGATGGCCTTCCTGAGCGTTTAAACGCTTCCTAGAGGCTTTCGTGAGGGTAACAGTAGATCAATAAGCCAGCGAATCATAGTATCCCCCGATCAAGTACGCACAAAGTACCACGAATAGCGCCAGCCAATGGTTAAGGTTCATTCTGTGACTCCAAAGTTAAAGGCTATCAGTTGACAGAACAATCGGTACTGTTCTAAATGCTCTTTGTTGTCCTTGTGTGTCTCCTCAATAGCCTTTGAAAACTCTTTCACAGTGCCACTAAAGCATCCACAATTTACACGGATACCAATTTTAGAGTCTTTGTGAGCAGTGGTGAATCGTCTAGAAGACTTTGCAGGGCCGACTACCAAGTAATCGGATGTTTTCTCAATTAAACCATCACCGGACACCTGTGCATTACCGGACACCTGTGCATCCCCGTACACCCGTGCATTACCGGACACCCGTGCATTACCGGACACCTCTGCATTACCGGACACCTGTGCATTACCGTACACCTGTGCATTACCGGACACCTGTGCATTACCGTACACCTGTGCATTACCGTACACCAGTGCATTACCTAAAATGTGTTTTCCTTTAACATTTTTCTCGAAAGTAATCATTTCTGTTCCTTTAACTGTTAGTTACCGTTCTCATGCTCAATCCTTACCATATCCTCAATGTCAAGGATTATTTGATAGTCTACTACATCCCTCATGTCTGGCGGTGAGTCGTCACAGTATCCTTCAAGGTATAGGTCAGTGCACCGAACGATCAAGGGCAAGGCCTCAATAGACTGTACCTCACAAAGGCCGTACCATTCGCACCCTTTGATTGTGTATGTGAATTGCTTGATCTTGGTCATTTTGTAAGTTCCTCAGGTACATCGACGGTATATCCCAGCTTGGACGCAACGTAGCAACGCATGGCGGCGATCAGGGGTGTTGGGCCAGTGGCCTTTACTGGGTGGGTGTGCCAATCCTGTGCAACGCTGGGTGTTGAGCAGGAGTAATGCCCTTTAGCTTTATCCCCTTCTTGGCAGTAGTCCCCCATTTGCTCAATGATCGGCCCACCTACTGCCCAGTAGGTTGAGTAAGGTTCAATCAGTTCGGATGCACGCCAAGGCTTGTTCAGCACGTACTCAGGTGCGCCTTCACACTTCGCCACCGCCCAATCAAGGGTAGCGCCTGTCAATTCAGATGTTTTGATGATTGTCATAGTAGTGCATCCTCATGGTTAGCAGGGTTGAATTTAGGACGTTTATGTCCAGTGTCCAATGGATTGGGAAAGGACGGGAAAGGCCATATCACACGGCCCTCATTACAAAGTGCTAAGTTTGTATGCCTGTGCATCGACAATCTCCGTGTCATCAAGTTGAAACTTAATTTTATCGTTATCAAGCCTCGATTGTAGCATCCTAAAGGCTGAGGCACGATTTTTAGCCTGTACTGTTTCCCTATAGTAGTAGTGCTTCACTTGGTGGATTTCTAGCTCATATGTGTGCATCATTTCACCCTCTTGATAGTGAACAATTCAAGGCATTCGCCCTTAACCCACTTATCGGGGACAATCTCCCCCGTGTCAGGGTCACAATAGGCCATCTCAGGCCCGTAGTTGTTGCAATCGTACCAGTGTTGGCAGATAGCACGTTCAGAGGCACTGAAGGCCACTATGCCGGATGATCTGAATTGGACTTCATATCTCATAGGTTACCCCACAATTAAGTTTTCATTGGTCACAATCGAAGCTTCGCGCATAGTCTTAGCCATAAAGCGATAGATACTACCCTCAGGGTACCCGTATACCCTAACGTACCAGCCGCGCCTAGGCCCTGCTTGCTTAACTAACGTGTAGAATTCCCAATCTAGGCCGACACGTATGACGTCCCCAGCCTTGAATTTATGCTTTGCCATATCTTACCCCTAGTCAATGTTATTTGATGCCTACAATGGCTTTTAGGGCGGCCTTGTGGGCCTTCGCCGTATCGCCGCGATAGCCGCTAGCGTTAGCTAGAAAATAGAACACTACGGATTTTGCACTATCTTGATAATAGCTATCGTTGACACTATCAAGTGAGCGCATAGCTTCAAGGTACGGCCTTGCCGCATAGTTAACGTTTTTCCAGTCACGTGAGATTTCACGCGCAATCGTGCTAAGGGTTTGCATGATGTAACTTTCAATCATTGGTTAAACCTACGGATTGTAGGCCATAACACCCTGACAATGTCAGGATGCTACAGTCTCGAATCAGTCACTTACCATTAACCCAGTTACTATAGCGGTTTCTAGGCGTATACGCTAGCGGATAGCTAGGCGGTTTACCTACGATAGCTTGAACACGTTCTAGACTATATCCGGATTGTAACGCTATAGATTCAAGCGACAATCCGCATACGTCATACAGATAAACAACGGTTTTATCGGTCATAGGTCAACCTTGCATGATACGGATAACTTTAGCCATTTTACGCCCGTGCGCTGGGTAAGCGATAACATTAACGGATGTATCCCAACAAGCGCGACAACCTGAACATTTCCCTTCATGCTCATAAGCGCGGCACAATGATACACCAGCGGGCAAAGTCTCGCTATCCGGTACGATAACGCTACCGTGCAAGCCTTCGATAAATTCACCTTGTACGCTATCGGATGAAAACCTAACCGATACGTTAGGCAAAGCTTGCATGGCTTGCAAGACAAGCGAGAATTTAGGGAATTTGTGCATACGTGTAGGTAACCAATGCTTGCACCATGGCGTTAACGTCATGACTTCGAGAATCTTTTCTGCAAGCCCTAACGTGTACATATCTCCCGAATCAAACCAGCGGAAATATCGGTCGGAATCTAAGGCTTGCCCCATATCGCTAACCCAGTCAAGCCTTTGCCAGTCTTCGCGGTTAGACAACCTAGGCGCCTTAACGTTAGGGTAATTATAGTTACCTGTAGTGGCATAGCAACCCTTGCAGGCGTCAACCAGTACGCCCGGTGAAGCGATACTACCGGGACAAGTTTCTAATGCTTGAAGTGACCAGCTACGGATGCCGTCAAGCTTGGATGTTTTAGAGATTTTGATCATGTTTAAACCTTTAAAGTTATGGCCGTAGCCAATTGATTGATTGATAGCGTTACTTTACCAGTATATCGAAGTATGAAGCAACTAGGACAAACCCTAGTGCTACCATGCCCACGATAATTAGCATACCCGCTACAAACTTTGCATTGTCTGACATTGTGTTTACCTTGTTAGTTTTGTTGAACATGGGTTGATTGTAGCATAGTTTTGGCATTGTCAATAGCTTTTATTAGACTGTTACAAACTGTTACAATTATACTTTGCCGATACAATGACGTGTACTATATTGCATACTGTAACATTAGGCTTGAAGTATACTTCATAGGCACCTGCTTCATCCCTCACTTATGTGTGCACAGGATTGTATACATTACAGTGTTCGCTACCGTACACAACCATGCCTGTGGATAACCTGTGGATAACCTGTGGATAACTTTAGAGCACTACATTGGTGCATAAGCATAGACTTATATAAGCCTTGGCTGATACTTTGATGGGGGGAGGGGTAAGGCTAGTGTGTTGAATGTTGCAGGAGCCTCTGACGCTCACAAAAGGGTAAAAATAGACTTAATTGGGGACAGATTAGACCCAGTCACTTAAAGCGCTAAGTAGTTGATATACAAGAAAAGTATAAGAACTAGACAAACTATAGTGTTTAGACTCTAATGGTGGACTTCAACGGGGCATGGAAGTGCAAAGAAGTGTAAAAGATGTAATAAATTGTAACAAGATGAAGAAAAAGCTTGACAAGTGCTTTAAAGTATGGTATAATATACGTAATAGGAAATAGAAGTAACTAAGAAGGTGATGGACTCTTAAGGACTTAGCAGGAATCTGCACAGTTGATACAACGAATGTATAAGTTAAATACTATAAGTAATATACTTAGATAAGTACTTATAATATATAACTTAGTAAGTTCTTAACTTATACGTTCCTTTAAAGTACTTTAAGCATAGATGGATTGTCTATCTACAAGTAGGTTGTCTCCCTAACAGAAAGGATAAAGACAAATGGAAAATGAATTACCTAAGCGTAAAGCTGGAAGACCAAAGAAGTCAGAGCTTACAGAAATTAAAGAAAGTAGATCAGTAGGTCGTCCTAAAGGAGAGGCTGCTATCATCAATGAGTATAAGCTACGTATGCTTAACTCGCCTAAGAGTGCTAAGGTCTTAGAGGCTATTTACGATGCAGCTCTTAATGATGAACACAAGAACCAAGCTGCTGCATGGAAGCTGATTGTCGATAGGATTGTTCCTGTGTCGTCCTTTGAGGCAGCAAAACAAGGTGGAGGTACTCCTCAGATCTCTATCAACATTACAGGCCTTAACCAGCCAATGGTCAGTACCGATGAGGACATAATTGATGTCTGAACTTAACTTTGCATTGCTTAACTGGCAGCAAGAGGTCTTTAAAGACACTACCCGTTTCAAGGTTGTAGCTGCTGGTCGCCGGTGTGGTAAGTCTCGTCTGTCTGCTGTTACCTTACTCATTGAGGCTCTGAACTGTCCTGAAGGCTCTGCGGTAATGTATATTGCCCCTACCTTGGGACAAGCTCGTACGATTATCTGGGACTTGCTCCATGAGCTTGGTCGTCCAGTGATCAAGTCTTCCCATATCAATAACCTTGAGATTACACTGATCAACGGTAAGAAGATCCTTGTACGTGGTGCTGACAATCCGGACTCTCTGCGAGGTGTGTCTTTGACCTACGTAGTCATGGACGAATGTGCCTTTATTAAAGAAGATGTATGGCAGAAGATCATTCGAGCTTCTCTGTCTGACAAAAAAGGTAGAGCCTTATTTATCTCTACTCCCTCTGGCCGTAACTGGTTCTATGATGTCTTTAAACTGGGGCAGGATGGAACAGACGAAGAGTGGAAGGCATGGCACAAGACCACTGCTGATAACGAGACTATTGACCCTAAAGAGATTGAAGCTGCCAAGCGTAGCCTCAGTAGCTTTGCGTTCAAGCAGGAATACTTGTCTAGCTTTGACACAGCAGGTTCTGACATCTTCAAGCCTGAGTGGATTAAAGAAGGTGAAGTATCCAAAGATGGTTCTTACGTCATCGCCATTGACTTGGCAGGCTTTGAGAACATCTCAGATGGTTCCCAGAACAAGAAGAGACTGGACGAAACTGCGATAGCAGTGGTTAAGATCGGTACAGATAACAAATGGTATGTTCACAAGATTGAGCATGGACGGTGGGACATTAAAGACACCTGTATGCGTATCTTGAAGAACATTAAAGAGTATCAGCCTATTCAGATTGGTATTGAGCGAGGAACAGCAATGAACGCTGTTATGGGTGTGTTGCAGGACATGATGCGCCAGTACAACACCTTTGCTCATATTCAGACACTTACTCACGGTAACAAGAAGAAGACTGACCGTGTTGTGTGGGCATTACAAGGTAGATTTGAACATGGTCATATCATCTTGAATGAGGATGAAGACTTTGAAGAGTTCAAGGATCAGCTCATAATGTTTCCAACCAAAGGTGTTCATGATGACTTGGTTGATGCTCTTGCTTACGTTGAACAACTTGCTGTCTCATCATTCCTCCCTGACTTTGAAGAGGAAGAATATGAGGTTTATGATGACATTAGTGGATACTAAACAATGGAAAATAACTTAGAACAATCTCAGTTCGATGAGCCTACAGAGTCAGACAAAGAACTGGCTGAGTGGGTTGTATCACACACTGATAGCTGGCGTGACTGGCGTGATCAGAACTATCTGGATGCTTGGCTTGAGTACGAGCGTATTTTCCGTGGTCAATGGGCTGCTGAAGACAAGACTCGTGAGAGTGAGCGTAGCCGAATCATCTCCCCTGCTACTCAGCAGGCTATCGAGACTCGTCATGCTGAGATCATGGAAGCTATATTCGGTCAGGGCGAATTCTTTGACATCAAAGATGACATCATGGACGTTAACGGCAATCCTCTGGATGTCGAAGAGATTAAGCTGAAGTTGAACGAAGACTTTGCCCGTGATAAGATTAAGAAGGCTATTGACCAGATCGAGTTGATGGCTGAGATCTACGGTACAGGTATCGGTGAGATTATCGTTAAGACCGAGAAAGAGTATGCTCCTGCCACTCAGAGAATTCCCGGTGTTATTGGTCAAGCTGCTATTGGTGTGTCCGAGAAAGACCGTACAGCAGTTAAACTGGTTCCTGTGAACCCTAAGAACTTCTTGGTTGACCCTAACGCTACATCCTTGGATGATGCTATGGGATGTGCCATTGAAAAGTTTGTGTCTGTTCACAAAATCGTTGAAGGCATGGAAAGTGGTATCTATCGTAAGATTGATCTTGGCTTAGATGCTCCTGATGATGATTTGGAAGCTACAGATGACCTGACTAACTTTCAAGATGGTAAGGTTCGTTTGCTGACTTACTACGGTTTAGTCCCTCGTGAATACTTGGAACAACTTGAGAATGAAGAAGAAGTCGCTGATCTTTTCCCTGAAGATTCTCTTTCTGATGACTATTCTGACTTGGTGGAAGCTATCATCGTTATCGCTAACGGTAGCAAGTTACTGAAGGCAGAAGCTAATCCATACATGATGAAGGATCGTCCTGTCATGTTGTATCAGGATGACACTGTTCCCGGTCGTGTATTCGGTCGTGGTACGGCTGAGAAGGCCTACAATATGCAGAAAGCCATTGATGGTAGCCTGCGTATGGATATGGACTCTCGTGCCCTTACAAGCGCTCCTATGATGGCTATGGATGCCACTCGACTGCCTCGTGGTGCTAAGTTTGAAGTACGTCCCGGTAAGTCGTTCCTGACCAACGGTGATCCTAACCAGATCATGATGCCTTTGAAGTTTGGCGTACATGATCCAGCTTCGGTTGTTGCTTCCCAGAACTACGAACGTCTGTTGTTGCAAGCTACCGGTACTGTTGACAGTGCAGGTATGCCTTCAGCAGCTCCTCGTGACGCTGGTGCTGGCGGTATGTCGATGGCTATGGCAGGCATCATCAAGAAGTACAAACGTACCTTGAGTAACTTCCAAGAAGACTTCCTGATTCCTTTCATTAACAAAGCTGCATGGCGCTATATGCAGTTCGACTCTGAGCGTTATCCTTCTGCTGATGTGAAGTTTATTCCCACAGCAACCTTGGGTATCTTGGCTCGTGAGTTTGAACAGCAACAATTCATTGCTTTGTTACAGACATTAGGCCCAGATACTCCTGTACTGCCTCTGATCCTTAAAGGCATCTTAGGTAATAGCTCTTTGAGCAACCGTATGGAGTTGATTGCAGCCTTGGATCAAATGAGTCAACCTAACCCACAGCAGCAAGAAGCTCAGATGATGCAGCAACAAGCTGTTATGGCTAAAATGCAGGCTGATTTGGCAGTTGCTCAAGCCCAAGCACAGAAATATCAAGCTGAAGCTCAACAAACTATGGTTGAAACTCAGTTAATGCCAGAAGAATTGCGTGTTAAAGTTGTTCAAGCTGCCTCTACTAACCTAGATAACGGCGATGACTTTGATAAACGCTTAAAACTGGCTGATTTGATGCTTAAAGAGAAAGATATTGACTCCAACGAACGCATTGCGTTGGCACAGATGGAGTCAAAGAAGAAAGCTGATCAACTTTTTAAGGATACTTTGAATGGATAAAGCACTTCTCCTTGCTTCTGCACTTGCTGATGTTAAAAAACAAGTAGCGGAACTCCAATCTAAAGCTGATGAAATCCAAAAACTCGAAGGCCCTTCGGGGCCCAAAGGTGACAAAGGTGACCAAGGCCCCAAAGGAGAGCAAGGAGATCGTGGTTTTGACGGCAAAGACGGCAAAGACGGTAAAGACGGACGAGATGGCGTAGATGGTAAAGACGGTGATACAGGCAAACAAGGCGTAGGCGTTGTAGATGCTTTCATTGACTTTGATCAGTCTCTTGTCCTGAAGCTTTCTGATGGCAATGAGATTAACGCTGGAAGTGTAGAGTTCGATGCTAAAAAGGCAGAGCTATACTCAGTAAGCACTCAAGCTTTCAGCCTTGATAACTTAAAAGTAGCTGATACAAACCCTAAACCTACCGAAGTTGTTGTTAAACAAAACGGTGAGTGGGTTAGAGCTACATGGTCACAGTTCACCGCTTGGATTGGTTCTGTTGGTGTTATCAACAAGCTTCTTACCGAGGGTGGTGATTTCCTTGTTGCCGAAGACGGCTCTTATTTAATTGAGGAATAAAGATGGCAGATGTAAAGATTTCAGCTCTACCTTCAGCAAGTACGCTGTCCGGTACTGAAGAATTGCCTGTGGTGCAATCAGCAACAACCACAAAAACAACTATTAACGCTATTGTTGCTAAAGCTCCTGTTCAAAGCGTAGCAGGTAAGACAGGTACTGTTACTCTGGTTCCTTCAGATGTTGGTGCAGAACCTGCTGATGCTACAATTCTGAAAAGTGCTGCTATTGGTGTAACAGTGCAGGGGTACAACGCTAATACCGTTGTTGACTCTTCGTATGTGCATACCGATAACAACTATACCACCACAGAGAAGTCTAAATTAGCAGGTATTGCAGCAGGTGCTGAAGTTAACGTCAATGCTGACTGGACTGCTGTTAGCGGTGATGCTGAAATCCTGAATAAGCCTACTTTGGGTACTCTGTCTTCGCAGAACTCTAGCAGTGTGTCGATTACAGGTGGTAGTATCTCTGGTATTACCGATCTGGCAGTTGCCGATGGCGGTACAGGTGCTTCTACAGCAGCAGGCGCTCGTGTTAGCTTGCTCCCTTCGCTGACAGGCAACAACGGTAAAGTATTGGCTGTTAACAGTGGTCAGACTGATGTTGAATGGATTCCTGTTAGTGGTGGAGGTGGTACAGTTACCTCTGTTGCTCTGACAATGCCTACAGGATTCTCTGTCAGTGGCTCTCCTATCACGACTAACGGTACTTTAGCTGTATCCTTATCTAGTCAGACAGCAAACACTGTCTTTGCAGCTCCTAACGGCACAGCAGGTACTCCTACTTTCCGTTCATTAGTGGCTGCTGATGTGCCTACGTTGAACCAGAACACTACAGGTACTGCTGCTAACGTAACAGGTACTGTGGCTATCGCTAATGGTGGAACAGGTCAGACAACAGCTTCTGCTGCCTTTGATGCTTTGTCTCCTTTGACTACCAAAGGTGATTTGGTTGTCCACAACGGCACAACAGATACACGACTTGCCGTGGGTACTGATACTTATGTACTGACTGCTGATAGCACTCAGGCAACAGGGGTTAAGTGGGCTGCTGCCGCAGGCGGTGGTAGTGCTATCACAGTGCAAGATGAAGGCACAACGCTTACAACTGCCTTGTCAAGCTTAAACTTTACTGGTGCAGGGGTTACCGCTACAAATACTGGTGGTGCTGTTACGGTTAACGTAGCAGGTGGCGGAGGTGGTTCTTCTACGCTGACGATCAGCGACAAGACAGCCGCTTACACGGTCGTTGCTGGTGACTTGGGCACGATCATCAACTGCACCAGCGGCACATTCACTGTGTCGTTGACTGCTGCTGCGACTCTTGGAGCTGGTTTCAACTGCTGGATTTGGAATACAGGGACATTCACAACAATTACTATTGATCCCAATGCTTCGGAAACGATTGATGGGGTGGCAACTATTGTTTTGAGAAGTGGCGAAGGAACGCAGATTATTTGCGATGGTACAAACTGGCAAACAGGCGACAAGAAAAGGATGCGTTTTTACGCTGAAGCTGCACTATCGTCAGATGCGAGGCCAAGTGCAAGCGGTGGGCGTTCTGTAGCTATTGGTTTTGGGGCTTCTGCAAATTCAGGGTATAGCATGGCCCTAGGATCAAATTCTAATGCTCAAGGTTCTGTTACTAATGAAAACGGTGCTATGGCACTTGGAGGCTCCTACGCAGGAGGTAATTCAAGTTTTGCAGCCGCTATTGCAGACAACACCAGCACATATGGTGCTACTGGCACTAGCTCAGTTGCTATCGGTTATCAGGCAAAAGCAGCATCTACTTACGCTCTTGCTATTGGAGCACTGGCAACAGCCGCTGTTTCAACCTCTAATGCCATTGGAATAAGAGCAACAGCAGACGCATCAGACAGCTTTGCTCTTGGTAGTTGGTCAAGAACCATCTCCAAAGGAAAATTTGCTTTTTCTGGTTTTCAAATAGGAGGAGTGGCGGGAAACACTCAGGCAGGAAAAATAATTCTTGCCACCAGCACTACGGGTGCGACTGCACAAGTTCTTATAAGTGCAGACTCAGGGACTGTGAGTAGCACTAACCAAATCCTACTTTCAAACAATTCAGCATACGCTTTCAGCGGTATTGTCATTGCCCGTCAAAGCGCCGCAGGTGGTACTCAATCTGCCGCATGGAAAGTTGAAGGATTGATCCGTAGAGAAGCAAACGCAGGAACTACGACATTGGTAGCTTCTACCGTCACCGCTATCAGCAACGTGCCGGGGTGGACTCTTGCCCTTTCTGCTGACACTACGAACGGCTGTTTGGCAATTACAGCAACAGGCGCAGCAGCAACCAACATTCGATGGGTTGCCAACATTGACACGGCAGAACTCGTCTACGCATAAGGAACAAAAATGGCAATTAAACTTGATCTCTCGACATCTCAGTTTGGTGTCCCTTTCGCTGGTGCATATTTCCGCATCGTTACCGCAGCCGTGAGCCGTCAACGCAGCAATGCCGAGAATAAGCATACAGTCATGATTGATGTTGTGGGGTATGCCTCTGCACCTGAGAATGATGACACTCGTGATGTGGATTTTCGACGCTATCACGCTCCATATGAGCAAGTGGAAGCACAAGCAGGTCACACGTTCTTAGCCAAGTGTTATGACTGGGTAATGGAACAACCTGATATGTTTGGTTCGGTAGGTGTATAAAGTACTTGACAAATTACCACTAAATGTGGTATAATAGTAGAATGTACAACTACAAAGGACTCCAATGGAACAATCCTTAGCAACTTATTATGAAGAATCCTTCTCAACAATGGCTACTCAAGGGTGGGCATTCTTGATGGAGGACTTCACAAAGTTAAAGCAAGAGCTAGAAAATATCCGCACGGTCAAAGACGCACAAACATTATCTTATCGTCAGGGCCAACTGGATATTCTGGATCTTATTTTAAACCGCAAGAAGACTTGTGAAGAGATTTATGAGCAACTGTTACAGGAGGAGCATTAATGCGCCGAATGTTTGAATTTGTTTGTGAAGATGGACACATCTCTGAAGCATTGGTAGATGAAACCGTTAGGGAACTCGCTTGTCGAGCCTGCGGTAAACATTCAACCAGAATTGTTTCTATGGTTCGTTCAAAGTTGGAAGGCATCTCTGGTGCATTTCCTTCTGCGTATGATGCATGGGAACGCAAACGAAGTGAGAAGCTGGCAGTTGAGAGGAAAGCCTCTTATGCTGTTCCAGAATAATCTTATTTCATTTTACGGGTAAGTACTGAGTAATCAGTATAGACACATTTTATAGTCCTATAATCTCATTAGAGACAGGAGAAAGACAGTATGGCATTGATTGAAACCGAATCGTTTGATGGTAACGAGATCGAGATTGAAGAACAGGTTCAAGAGAATCCTCAAGAGGAACAAACTCAAGCATCTGAAAGTGTAATTGATAAGATTATTCCTGATAAGTATAAGAACAAATCTATTGAAGATATTGTCCGAATGCACCAAGAAGCTGAAAAGATGATTGGTAAGCAAGCACAGGAAGTCCATGAAGTTCGCTCTTTAGCAGATCAACTCCTTAAACGGCAACTCGAAGAAGATAAGAAGCCTACAGTTGAGAGTGCGCCCGAAGTAGATTTCTTTGAGAACCCTCAAGATTCTATTAAACGTGCAATTGAGAACAATCCCGCAGTTCTGGAAGCTAAACAAGCTAACCTTGAACTTAAACGGATGAAGACAGCACAGCAGCTTTCAGCTAAACACCCTGATATGCAGACCATTGTCCAAGACACAGGTTTCCAAGAGTGGGTTAAAGCCAGCCAAGTGCGTATGGGTCTGTATGCTAAAGCAGACGCAGAGTTTGACTTCAGTTCTGCTGATGAACTCTTGAGCACATACAAGGAACTTAAGCAAGTTCGCAACAACAACGTACAGGAAACTGGTAAACAACAGAAAGCACAAGCTCTAAAGGCCGCTGGTGTTGATTCAGGTGGTTCTGGCGAAGTTGCAAAGAAAGTGTATCGTCGTGCGGATTTAATCCGTCTTAAAATGACTGATCCAGATCGTTATGAACAGCTACAACCTGAAATCATGGCTGCTTATGGCGAAGGTCGAGTCAAATAAATTAATCATTCAATTTTTGAAATTATAGGAGTATTCAAATGGGTTTAGGTACTAATCACGTTACAGTCACAACCGCAGCAACCTTCATTCCTGAAGTTTGGAGCGATGAAATTGTAGCCGCATACAAAAAATCTCTCGTTATGGCCAACTTGGTCAAGAAAATGTCGTTCAAGGGCAAGAAAGGTGACACCGTTCACATTCCCGTCCCTACCCGTGGTGACGCTTCTGCTAAGACTGCCGGTAGCCAAGTGAACTTGATCGCTGCCACTGAAGGCGACATCGCAGTTGCTATCAACCAGCACTTCGAGTACAGCCGTCTGATCGAAGACATCGTGGAAGCTCAAGCTCTGTCGAGCCTGCGTAGCTTCTACACTGATGACGCTGGTTTCGCTCTGGGTAAGAAAGTTGACACTTCGTTGATCCAACTGGGCCGTGCGGCTCGTGGCGGTAGCTCTGCTAACGCTCAATATTCTGGTGGTATCATCGGTTCTACCGGCGCTGCTTACACTTACAGCACTTCCAACGCTGCCAACATCGCTGATGCCGGTATCCGTGCCGCTATTCAGTTGCTGGACGATCAAGACGTGCCTATGGATGGCCGTTCTTTGGTGGTTCCTCCTGTGGCTCGTAACTCGATGTTGGGTATCAACCGCTTCACCGAGCAAGCCTTCAAGGGCACTGGTTCCACACTGATGAACGGTGAGTTCGGTGACATCTACGGCGTGAAAGTGTATGTGTCTACCAACTGCGACACCGCTGCTGGTAACTCTAGCACTGACCGTGCTGCTCTGATGTTCCATCGTGACTGGGCTGTTCTGGTTGAGCAGATCGGCGTTCGTGCTCAGACTCAGTACAAACAAGAATACCTCGGTAACTTGTTCACTGCTGACACCCTGTACGGCGTGGGCGAACTGCGTGACTACGGTTGCGTTCCAATCATCGTTGACGCTTCTGCGGCTTAATGGTTGATTAAGGAGGGCCCTTCGGGGCTCTCTTTTGTTTACTGCTTACACCGTGAGTAATAAATAAAGGAGATACAGACATATGGTACGTTTCCAGATGAAGACAAGTAACCGTCCTCAGACCATTGCAGAGGTTAAGAGTGCAGTGGATATTCAAAGTTTCAGGAGTAACCCTGAGTGGTATGAATTACAAGAAGAACCTCCTATGGTATCTCCTGCGGTAAAGACAGCCACAACTAAGCCTAAGCGCAAGGAATAACATGACTCGTCCTGTATCCGTAGGTGTAAACCTAACAGCAGCGACCCCTACGACAGTATACACAGTTCCTGTTGGCTACTTTGCCAAGTGGGGTTTGATGTATCTATTTAACAACACAGGCTCTACCAAGTCCATCTCCGTGTACTGGCATGATTCTAGTGCTTCGCAGAACATCTACGTAATGGACAGTGGTGTTAGTTCCAAGACCTATGTCCGTATGGATGGAGGTGCTTACGTGGTGATGGAAGAGAATGATACTGTTGTGATGACAAGCGAAGCAGGAAGTTCATTCAGTACCATCTGTACCTTTGAATTGTTTAAGAAAGAAGGAATCTAAGTTATGGCACTGCCAACATACCTCGGACTTGTGAATGACATCTTGATTCGTATGCGCGAACCTGAAGTCTCTACAGTCAATGAGAACACACTATCTAAACTTATCGGTAAGCTGGTTAATGACTCCAAGAGACAAGTAGAAGATGCTTACTCGTGGAACGCATTGAACAGTACGCTGACAGTAACCACTGTTGCAGATACACATAACTATGTGCTGACAGGTTCAGGTACTCGCTTTAAAGTCATTGAAGCTACAGACGTTACCAACAAGACTACCATCAATGCCTTAACTACAAAGATGATGTCTCAGTACCTGCTTACCAGTGAGCAGACAGGTTCTCCTTTATACTACAACTTCAATGGCTTGGACAGTACAGGGGACACTAAAGTTAATGTCTTCCCTATCCCTACTGCTGGCCTCTCCCTCTCGTTTAATCTCTACATTCCTCAGTCTGAACTTTCAGCAGACTCAGACACATTGTTCGCCCCTAAAGAGCCTGTTATCTTAGGGGCTTTTGCGCGTGCGCTGGTTGAACGTGGTGAAGATGGCGGTTTGAATAGCTCAGAGGCTTACGGACTGTATAAAGCTTCCTTGGCAGATGCTATCGCCATCGAGAGTTCACGTTATGTTGAGGAAGATGCGTGGGAGGCTGTGTAACATATGGCACAACCAATTCAAACCTTCAGTATTACAGCTCCCGGCTTCTATGGATTGAATACACAAGATAGCTCCCTAGACTTAGCCTCTGGCTTTGCTCTTACCGCTGTCAACTGTGTTATTGACCAGTATGGCCGTGTAGGTGCTCGTAAAGGCTGGTCGCCAGTAAACACAACCAACACTGACTTAGGCTCCTCTAACGTAGAAGCTATCGGTCAGTTGGTTACAGACAGCGGCTCTGAGTACACCATCGCAGCAGGTAACAATAAGCTATTCAAGCTCGTAGGTAGCACACTGACTACCTTGACCTACGGCGGTGGAGGAACTGCCCCTACAATCACAGCTAACAACTGGCAGATCGCTGCCTTGAACGAAGTCCTTTACTTCTTCCAGTCTGGACATGATCCTTTGGTGTTCGACCCTGCTGTTAGTACTACAACGTATCGCCGAGTGTCTGAGAAGACTGGCTACACAGGTACTATCCCTTCAGGTAACATTGTTC